CAGTGTTTTGTCCTGCTTGAATAAAGGTAATACCAGCAGATATAGCAAACTTAACTAAATCAACCCCATTCCCAATTATCAGCGGAGTTGTAATGCGATCTGTAACAGTTAAGGCGCCAGTAACAGTGGCATTAGCCCCAAAGGTAAAATCTTGCGTCATGTCGTCAATAGCTAAATTCTTCCAGGCGGTAGTCCAGCTTGCGTCGTCAAGTGGATCGTTTCTCCACGCTATACCGGTTGCCCCAAATGCCATCTGGTGACACGCGCCACCAGAAGAATCACTCCATGGGGCTAGTGTCATCAGACCACAATACGTACCGCCTACAGGAGGAGACTCTATTGCGGTGCGTTGCTTAAAGTCCCAACGAACCAGCTTATCATAAGCATCAGGGGCGGAATTTACAGATCTTGTGTCTTCTACATGTATGCCCAGGAAATCCGTATCAAAATGAACCTTGCCGCCAAAGTAAGCTTCTTGGGCGCTATCAAATGCTAAACAACTAGCGGAACTAAGATCACTGGCGTTTGTTATTTTAAATCTATCATCCGTATCATCAATCCCCATAGCATAGTCTATGGCTGCACTATCAAATAAAATGGCACAATCGCCCGTACTGTCTTGCTCTATTTTTAACTGGAAGGAAGATGTGTCATTAGCATAAATATGAAGTAGAGAAGAGGGGGTTTCCGTACCAATTCCCCATCTACTATTTTGGTCAATTGTACCAGCGAACACCATAGTATCAGACGCTCCCCCAGCATTAGGTGAGGTAAAGAAGTTTATAGCCATGCCAGAGTCGGTATCTACCGCGTATGTTTCAGTTGCTCTACCAACTACAGACGCAAGGTATTTAGGAGTTTCTGTGCTGAACGCTGGATCAGTTGAGGCAAAGAAAAGTGCTGGGGTGTATTTTAATGTGGCAGTCATCGCGCCACCGCTTAGAAGCAGCCCTTTGTTAGCATTTGTATTTGTCGAGTAACCAGGATCAGAAGTGTTGAGAGCAATTGTGCTGGATGTGGTTAGTGTAGTGGCAGATGCAACGCCTAACGTCGGAGTTGTAAAACTAGGGCTAACAGTTGTTGCTAGCTCAGTGCCTGTACCGCTTAGAGTATAATACAGTGCTGCTCCTGCACCATTGAATCCAGCTATATTACTGGCTGTTCCAGTATGAGCAGAGCTTGTCCATGCCAGATTACTTAAGGCTGTATGGTCAGCAGCAGCTACGGCTGCATCGGCATAATCACATGTAGCAACTTCTGTGCCACCAGCACCAGGGCTTTGTGTGGTAGCCGTACTGGAATTTAACTCTGCATTATCAATATCTACTGCCATTATACTCTCTCCCCCCAGGTTATACTTATGTTCGCACCCCCGCAAGTTACCGAAGCCTGGGCGTCCGCAACAGTTACAGAGCTACTTGCGTTATTGGTCAGGACCTGACCAATATCAAGAGGCACTGTATTATAAGGAAATCTAATTTGTACTTGGGGGGTAGGTTCTACAGAAGCCACTTGACCAAAAGCTGAAAGAGGTGAGTTTATTGCAATGGAATTAAATACTGTCATTTTAGAAGTACCTCCAAGTAGAGCCATTAAATATTACAGACAAAGCTTCCCCTGCACTCAAAAGCTGAGAGGCTTCCCCGCTGATTAACTGTGCCGAGGCAACCGTAAGCGAGCCAGAAGAAGAGTTCATTATTATCTGCTCTGTTACTACCGAGGCTGTTATAAGGGTTACAGTCTTTCCTACAGCAGTCATTTCAACGAATCTATCACCAGCAATTGTTGTGTAGTCATTGGATACAGTTATATACGCCTGCGCCTGCGGGCTTCCCAGTGTAGCCATTATTGTGCCAGTTGTAGAGGCTGTAAATGTGATAGTAGCGGAATTGACACTGTTGTTTGTAATGGAGAGGGGAATAACCACAGCCCCTGTATTGTCTATCACCTGTATAACAGGGTATGTTCCAAAATTATGTGTAACAATAATAGAAGTCTGAGAAACAAAAGCCTGAGATATGTATGAGCTAACTACACCTGCGGGGGTGGCCCAGTTACCTTCGCCATTCTGGTATTGAGTGGCCACACCTGACAACTTAGATAAAAACCCATGCTTGCTTGTTGTAGCGTTGTTTGTGGTTATATCGGTGAAAGTAATTACTGAATCAGCTACAGTTCCCCAAGAAGAGTCTACGCCATCTGTAGTAAGAAATTCACCACTATTTCCGGTTTGACTTGGCAAAAAAGCATTAAGCGCTGCATTAGCAGTGGTCTGTCCACTGCCGCCGTAAGCAATACCCACCACACTTCCGTTCCAAGTGCCTGTAGTAATAGTTCCCAGGGTGGTTATAGAACTCTGACCTACGTAAGTGCTTGCAATGTCAACAATAGGATTTGTAGTGCCATTTGTGATCTCAATCCTATTGACTGTTCCAGTAGTGGTTTGGTCTCCGGTGTTGGTGCCTGTTGTGTTCTGTACCACTGTATATTTTGCGAGGGTAAGGTGGTAATACTCATCGTCTGTACCTCCTTGAAGCCCATTGAGTTCGTTATGATCGGGAATTGTGCCTACCTGATCACTTCCACCACCACCTGTGACGCCTCCCAATGTGCCTTCCAGCGCGCCCGAGAATCTACTTTGCAGCCAGGTACCCTCTAGCAGAGGAACACTTGGAGAACCCTGAGAGTCAACGACCATGGCTTGCGCACGTGCGGACGTTTTCTTGGAAGCTATCTGCGCAGCCACCACATCAGATTCAGTTACAGCGGGCGCTAATGTGTCTGCCAGAAGATAAACAAAGTAATTGAGATAAGAGGGGGGTAGCTCACCGATGGGAACTGGTGCTCGATATTCTAAGGAGAGTGTTTGGTTAGCTGGACTAAAGAGATATTCGCCGTAAATCTCAAACGGATAAAGAGGCCAGAGGCGCCAGACTGCCAAGCAATCCGCAGGTAGTTTGTAGGCATACCGATAAGAAGTGACTTGAATGGGCGCATCGGTGGCCAACGATAAGGATGCTGTTTTAGTTGCAAACCGCCAATTAGGGCTAGACAGATCGTCTTCTAGTAACTGATCTAAGAGCTGATCGGCAGTGATAGCGATATCACCACCGGCAGCAATGCTTTCAATGCGTGGCTTACCAAGAACAAGGAGAGCATTAGATATTACACTAACTCTGTTGTAGGGAACACCCAACACTCACCTCATTCAGCCAACGGATTTTATAAGCCGGCAACTACTGTTTGGTACCACAGGTGAACAGTTACAACACTGTCCCCAGTCGCAAAGGCACCTGTTAGGTTAGACATATACAAGCCTGTGTTTACCTTAGCTGATGCCGCACCAGACGCAGACGCCCCCGCCAGCCCAACAGTAGAATCAGCGCTATAGCCGTTCAGTGTTGCGGCAGCCAAAGCAGCAGAAGCCAATACACCGGCCCCATTTGCTGTGGTGTCATACTGAATAGCAAGCGCCCCACCCCCAGTAAACTGAGCAGCACCATAGTCAACCACTAGCTCGGCATGTACGACTCGATGTAACGTGTCAGCACCACCTGCCGCCAAAAGAACAACTGGCGTAGCATACATAGCGATGATATTAGCAGCTGATAAGTTTACTGCCACATATTGAATGGTATCTTCATTCAGTTTTGCAGTAGTAACAGCGTCATCAGCGAGCTGTGTCGTATCTACCCCACCTGCCCCAATCGTAGCAAAGCCAGTGATGGTTACCGTAGTAGAAGATGCTGCACTGACTAGATATAGGCCGGTAGCCGATCCATCTTCCATGATAAGAAACATTAAGTCATTTACACTTAATCTTTCATAGATGGAAAGAAAATAGTCAGCCGCCTCTACTGTTGCTTCGGTGTCTGACAGTGAATTATACATCCAAACATTAACGACTGCATCTGCATCAGAGGCATAGCCATCAACTTTTGAGAAGTTATTTGGTACAAAAGCCATTTTTATTCTCCTTATGCAGCTTCATCGATATCGATTTTAACGATACCAGTGTTATCGATTGCGACACTACCTGCTTTAATACGGGCATTGATTAGCCAGCATTCATACAGACCTTGCCATTGCATATCTACTTTTTGCAGATCGCTATAGCTATAACCCAGTGCTTCTTCATTCCACATGAAACAAGTACGGGTATCCCCAGTTATGGGTAGACCGCCTTCTAGCATAGTTGGAATTAGCGTAAAGGTGACGTTTTGAACAGTACGACCATCCAGACCAGAGCCAGCAAACGGCTTGTAGTCTACATAGAACATGTTAGTGAACTGCTCAACAGCCAGTAGATCTTGTTGGCCAGCCGCACTGATTGCACAATGAATTCGACCACGACCCGCTGCATTTTCTGCAAGGAGCTTAATAGCTTCTTCAAACTTAGTAAAGGTAAAGCCCGTGCCGCCTTCAGCAATTGTATTAGTGGTAGTGGACGCATCTAATGCATCAATCTTCATTTGATCTGAGCGACGCTTAACAGCTTTGACAATCCCTTGTGCAATTTCTCGTGCAATTGGGAAGTTGACATCAGTTTGTTCGAAGATGTTGACAAAGTCAGGTGCAGACCAGTTAGCTAACGTAGCAGTAACAGGATCGAACCGCATATTTAGCACGGTGAGTGCATCTTGCGGTGACTTTTGAGTGGCTACAACTTGATTAGAGACACGATATTGATCGGTAGTACCAATAACTCCGGGTCGTTCACGACAGGTGCCATCAAGCAGCCCACCCATTGATTGAAATAACGCATGCACGTATTCGTTATACGCGACTTGTTGGACACCATTAAGTTCCATGATGAATCCTCCTAAAAAACATACAAAGTTAAAGGTGTCGAATTCGATACCTTTAAACACCTGCATGGTCTTTCTAGAGGGGTATTGCTAGTATCCCTAACCTGCGCTACAGGGTGTCCCGTTAGGGGCCTGCCTTATTTTTAAGTTTACCTAGTTCCTTAGTAAATGCAACTATGACCGATTATTGCGCCGCGTTGCGTCAGCTGAGCGGGCTAACCACTGCTTTCTATAAGCCGAATCTTTCTCGAACTTCTCTAGGTTCTTTGACAGCTCAGTTCTCAACGCGCCGCTAGTGTCGCTAGTAATGGTATGTCTAATATCTTTGTCAGTTGGCACATGACTAATATCACTATTGATTCTAATTTTATCTAATAGTTTAAGATCTGCGGCGGAGCGTACCCATCCCTTTAGAAGCTCTCTTTCTTCGCCGCTAAAACGTGAGTCGGACCACGTCTTATAAGAGTCCATCATCTGCTCGCCCTGTGGCCCTAGGGACTTTACCTGCTCTTCCATATTTATTTCATCTTCGGTTTGCTGAGCGACTGCCAAACGTCCAATTATTTTTTCTAGTCCGTCTTGAGATAAATTAAGTTCTTGTCCTACAGCCATTAATTCTTTGACTGCCAACTGCTCAGTATCAATCTCAACATGCTCTAAATTATATTCCTCAGGGGCACCCGTAAATTCACCCAGTTTTTTCTCAGCCTCGACATAGGCTTTTAGTTGGTCGGCTGCTGTGGTGAATTTGTCTTTTTTGAAATAATCTGGCGCTGTTCCGTGTCCTGGCTGTCCTTCGTCCCAGTACCAGTCTGCCTTTTGGCTCTCTGACGCTGAAGCCTCACTAGATTGTTGTGCAGTTTGGTTAGGTTCTTCGGTGCTTTCATGTTCCGAAGCGGTTGTGTTTTCTTCTTCACTCATTCATTTCCCCTTTTTTAATGTTTGGGTTTTGCGCCTCTTGCACAGAGCGCCTGATTCTGCGGACCATATAGTTTTGACCCTCTCGCCAATAGGCATAGCCTGGTTTGTGGTCTGGGGGTGATACTTCTTGGTCGAGTAAAAAAACTTCTTCTAAGAGGCGTAAGGCTTCTAAGTCAGAGGCGAATAATGCACCTAATCTTCCCCACAAGCGCCCGATTTTACTCGTGGACGAATTACCTTGAACCTGCATCCCAGGCCGTAAATCTAACATCTATGCTGCTTCTCCTGATATTTGTGTTTGCTCTATTTCAGCCTTCCGCTGATCTTGCATATCTTCGAACATGTCTAGCAACTGCTGTTCAGACTTCACAAGAGACAGGTCTACATCCAACTTTCTTGCAAGCCATGGGCTGACTTTCTCTATATTATAAAAGCCACCGGCTGCCTCTGGGCCAAACATACTAGCTACAATCTGATGGTGGTCAGATATTTGAAGTACCTCACGTTGATCTTCAGACATTGTGAGTGGTGTAACGAACTTGATATCTATTATCTTACCATCTGCTTTGACTTCGGTCCATTTGTTCTTTTTACGTAAGATAGCAATGATACGCTCGACGACCGGCTCAAAGAATTCGCGTTGAATACGTGCAAAAGAGGCGCTGCCATTCTCCATGATCTGTTGCTGCCTGGCTATAATTTCGGTGGCAGTTTGTTTTGGCGCATCCATCGGTCCAAATGGATCTGTTAATAGAATCCGATTGATTTGCTCTCTTAAATCATTGAGCACTAAAGCAGTCCACGAAACATCCCCGCTTGGTGGCAATGGCGTAATAGGCCATGTTCCGGACGCGGGTGGACTACAAGAAATAATAGTATTGGGAGCCATCTTAAATGTATAGGGATTAAAGACCCCATCATCAAAACCTAAATAAGTAGGCTGTGCCTGGAAATTAGCGGCTTGAATCTCATCATGAAGCGCCTGATTTATCGTTGCAGCTGCCGGCATGCAGTCCATCGCAGGACCACGCCCATCAACCTCACCTGATAATTTTTTAGACCTAAACCCAATGGCTGGACATGTTTCATCTATCCGAGAGTAGCACACCTTGTGTGAGGCTGAATCAATAATAGAATAGTGCCATTTGTCATCTGTATAGTCTTTATAAATCACTTCATAGAGCGTAAGTGTGGGATCTACTTTATCTTGTTGTTTAGCCGCATCGGGCAGTGAGAAATTAGACCACATCGCCTCAGCATGTGTGATGGGGAGATCTACAAAATCCCTATAATACGCATCAAATGTACTGTAAGGGCCTTCACTCGCATACGTTACGTAAGGTGGCATTGATGCACAGATAAAGGGATGGTCTTCGTCTTTTCCTTCATTGATAATCATATAGCCAGTTGACACAGCCATGTCCATAAAACATTCGTAGGCCACTAGATTGAAGTTAGAGCGGTTGAGCTCTGTAAAAAAAATGTTAGTGAGTTTCTGACACGCTTTTTGTACTTCATCTTTAAACTCATCTGGTATTTCTTCACCCGGTTCAAAGAAAATCCATTTTTTTCCAGGAGGGATAAGGGCATTAATCATACGATTAACATAGACTTCTGTGCCGTGCGCACACGTTAAGTCATATACGTACCAATTTAAGTTGGTTCCCTGTGCCGTATTGCTCGTGCCGCCCTGGTTCCCTATTGACGTGATATCTAATGT